TGAGGATACAGGATGGATGTATATTTAATTTCTCAGAAAAACCTATACCTAACTGTTAACCATTAATGTTATGAAGAAAAATCTCATACACTCAGCATTGGATATAGTATATTTGGAATATATAATAAAATCGTTAGTATATTCCTTTTTAGGAGGATTATCATGGAAAGAACCCAAGAGCAAATCAATCAAATTATGAGGAAGGTTAAGAGTAAAGATTCTGAAATAGAAGTTCTTTTGCGTAAAGAATTATGGAAAAGAGGTTTGCGTTACCGAAAGAATGTTAAAAACATTTGTGGAAAACCGGACATAGTTTTTTTGTCTAAAAAAGTTGCGATTTTCTGCGACAGTGAATTTTGGCATGGGTTTGATTGGGAAAATAGAAAGAAAGATTTTAAGAAAAATCGGGAGTATTGGATACCAAAGATTGAAAGAAATATACGCAGAGATCAAGATGTTAATGAAAAGCTTGCGTCTGAAGGATGGACTGTTCTGAGGTTTTGGGGAGAAGATATTAAGAAACACGTTGAAGAGTGTGCGGATATAATCGAAAAGGTTTTGCGAAAAAATGAATAAATAACAAAAAGATTAAAATGAGCAACTATCTATTTATTTCGAATTGAGAGTTGCTTTTTTATTCCACAATTTATAGATGAGTCTTGAATATTATAGCGCATCGCGCTATAATAATAAAAACTCGACTTTTTTAGGAGGTTTGCAATGATTGATATTGAAAAAAAGTTGCTTTCTGGCTATACGTTTATAGATTTATTTGCAGGATTAGGTGGTTTTCGAATTGCTTTGGAATCGCTAGGTGCAAAATGCGTTTATTCAAGCGAATGGGATGAAGCGGTTAGAGAAGTTTATATTGAGAATTTTGGAGATGTACCAGATGGAGACATTACTAAAGTAGATGAACACACTATTCCAGACCATGATATTTTATGTGCTGGGTTTCCTTGCCAAGCTTTTTCAATAAGCGGAAAACAGCGCGGTTTTGAAGATAGTAGGGGTACATTGTTTTTTGATGTCGCAAGAATTGTGAAAGCCAAAAAACCCAAGGTTGTTTTTATGGAAAATGTTAAGAACTTTGCTTCTCACGATAATGGCAGAACTTTATCGGTTGTTAAAACTATAATGGAAGAATTAGGATATAAATTTTATCAGAAAGTTCTGAATTCTGCTGATTATGGAATTCCTCAGAAGAGAGAGCGTATTTACATGGTTTGCTTTAGAAACGATTTGGCTGTAGAAAAGTTTTATTTCCCTAGGCCTTTTCCATTAAAAAAACATGTTGAAGATATTTTAATAAAAGACGAAAGTTTGGTAGAGCATCTATACGTACAGCGACCGGATACTTATTTCAATGGAGTTGAAGATAATAAGTACAGTAATAAACCAATTAGATTAGGAATAGTAAATAAAGGCGGTCAAGGCGAAAGGATATACAGCGTAAAAGGCGTAGCAATAACGCTTTCGGCTGATGGTGGAGGTGTATTTGCCAAGACCGGAGGATACTTAATTAATGGGAAAACTAGAAAATTACATCCGAGAGAATGTGCAAGGTTAATGGGATTCCCTGACAGCTACAAAATATGTAAAAGTGATAATCAAGCCTATAAGCAATTTGGTAATTCTGTTGTTATAGATGTTTTGCAGTTGATTGGTCAGGAGATCGGAAAAGCTATGGAGGAAGCATCAAATGAAAGAAATAGAATTCAGGCAATGGCTATCTAAAAACAATGTACCAAAAAAAATTCAAAGTGATCTTGTGTCAAGGTTAAAACGTTTTGAGAGGGCAATAGAGAACTGCGATATTGATGAACAATATCGCAGTGATAAGTTTTCTTACCTGTTTTCTCTCTTCCAAAACAAAGGCCTAAATGACAATATGAAGAAACTTAAAGATGTGAATTTGCCGATAGGGAAATATCAGCTTAGTGTATTTAAGTATGCTCTAAATAAGTATAAGCAGTTTATTGAGGATGAGTCTAACTTAAAGCCCGGATGAACTCGTCTGCTCCAATACCATTTTTATTTGATTTTAAATTAATAGAAAAAATCACATTTGCGTTAAATGTATTTGAAAGCTTCCTAATTTCGTATTCAGAGTCTCGCAGGGAGAACATATACTCATATCCTCGTAATATGAAGCGTTTATTGTGTAAAGATTTTGTTGAAACGACAAAAAGTTTATCGCCATTTATTCTTGTGTCTTCAATATCATAGTCTTGGGAATTAATGAATCTTAAAACATTTGATATATTGTTCTTTCCTACATTGCTAGATCCGCTTCGTTTAACTCTATATTTAGCACTAACATTAAAATATTCACTAAATCTTTCAATAGGCAAAATAGTATAGTTATTTGTTATAAAATAAAGAACGCCGCTATTTTTGTAAGTGTCGATAATCCAATTAGAAAAAATTTCAGATCCGTTTTTCATTATTATGTCTTTGCCTGCTGTCCCTGCTTCTTTATATTCATCAAATTGGGTATTCATATGATCAATAATTTGTTTTGCGTATATATTTATTGGAGAGGCATTTAGACGGCTATATATGAATGTACTTGATTTAACATCAGGTAGCAAAACAAACTGCCCACATTGAGCGGGACAATGTTTGGCTTCTATATAGAACGATGTACCTTTATTTGTTTTGACCAGAATATCAGGAGCTGTTGAGTCTGAACCTCCTTGATGAATGAAATATGCATACTCTCCAAAAGCTTTATTTAAATAATCTGTGCAATCTATTTCAAAATCTTCCCATATAGACATAAAATGTCTCCCTCCTATTTCTTGTATTTTTCAATATCTTTGAGCGATTCTATTGGTTTTAAGTATTGAAATCCATAAAATCCCGTTTTTGTTCCGCGAGCTCTCAGATTTCTGTCTAATATCAAACTAGTATCTTGATATGTATTAAGTACTTCTTTAGTAGCAAGCCCGCAAACATATATAAGATTTGGTTCTTTTAAACTTCGAATACAAATAATTTGCGGATAATCATTTTTCTTAAAAATAATTGGAAACTTGCCTTGTTCAACTGTTTTTATTCCCACAGAATATCCTGGAATATCTGGTTGGTGATACAATCCCGAATATCCTATTGTCCAATCTATAATTTTGATTCCTAATAGTTTTTCAATGGCAGCTTCGCCTAAGTAACCGGTTGTGAATCTTTTGATTTCATTTAGGTTGTCTCTTTGATGGTGCTTCTCAATTGATTTTGCAGTTATTAATTCTTTTACAAATGCAGCAATCCGGTTGACATATTCATGGTCGATCTCTACTTTCTTATAAGAATCTGAAAAAGCTTCAACATAGTTACTGTATGAATACTTCATAAGTTGTTCTCCTTTTTATTGACTGCTAAAAATTTTTTATACTATGCCCTAATGCCCT